TAGCCATTCTTGTTCCCCAGCTGTACCAGTAAAGTAAAAAAACCGACAACAGCTTCATCATTAAACAGTTCCATCATAGATCTAAGGTACTCGCCAACCGGATAGTCATCCACATTTTCCGGTTCTACAAAGCAGCAAAGGGCTAAAACTTTCAATGTTTCATCCGGGTGCTCTTCCAGCATCTGATCGACTATTTCGGAGAAATTCTCCATAGCCTGCCGTCTTTGTGCCTGTGCGTTTCTTTCTATGACGGCTTTTTTCTCTTCTGCTGTTGCACCCGGTTGAAAGCTTTCATATACCGGTTTCTTTGCTCTAATCTCCGCAATATGCGTAAGATCCATCCATCTCTTTACTGCTTTTTTGATTTTTGCCGTCTGTGAAATAAACTCAGACGGTTTACAATTTGCAAGTGTCTTCTCTAACTTTTTGTTCTCCATAATTTTTACCCTCCATAGTTAAAAGTTACATTTGTATCATTTTTCCAGTTAATCCCTATATATTATATATATAGAGATTAACCGGATTTTGCACTGTTTTTTAACTTTTAATCCTTAATGTTTCACGTGAAACATTTAGGCTTCAACCCACTTTGCAAAGAGTGTGGTGTCTTCTGTTACTGTGTTTACAGCGAAGTCCCAAGGCGTGGTGAAAGCTGCGTCTGTGTACCATCCGTCGAAATCGTAACCCTGCATTGTTGGATCTTCCGGTTCGGTTGCATATCCACCGTCTGCTACATACTGAGTGTCAACAGGTGTGCCGCCGTTGCTGTTGAATGTAACAGTGAAAACTGCTTCATCAGAGCTGTAGAAAGCCATCGGCATAACAGCCTGGTTTTCAATGCTCACATGACCTGTCAGCTCTACGGAAACGTTGCCTTTGCCGTTCTTTGTGGTTTTCAGTGAGAAACCGCTTGTGGAAAGTGCGTTTTTAAGCTGTACGGCTACCATTCCACCATTAGCCTTGTCGCCTACCCACCAAAGATCGGAGAAGTCTGACTGTTTCAGATCCTTTCTCGGGATGATTGCTCCGCTTGTTGCGTTTACATCTGCTGCGCCAAGTGCCAGTCTGATGCTCTCTGCGGAAGTACCAAGAGATGTGAAGCTCATCTTGCAATCCCAGCTATCTAAGTGCTTCAGCTCTTTCATGTTGACAGGGCAGTTGTCCACATCTTCGCCAAGGTCGCTGAAAGTCGGTGTACATGAAACTGTGATTCCGCCTGTGGTTGCACAAACGATATCTTCGTCTCTCGGTGCTACCGGTGCTGCCGGATTGAAGTTCTTTAAGATCACTCCTGCATCCATTTGCAGCTCGTCGAATGTGTTTTTAGGTATAACAGTAAATCTTCCCATGATTTTTATCTCCTTTCAAGATATTTTTATTATAGCATAGGTTGTGTTGGTTTTCAAGTGGTTTAGCGATCTATCCCATAAATGATACCACTACATAAGGTAACATTCTCTCAATATTTTTTTCGTTTACGTCGCTTTGTGTGGTAAGACTTAATTGACCGCCTCCATCATGTGTTGGATATTCCATTTTAAAAGGAAAATAATTGCCGACTTTTTTTGGTACATACCTTCTTTCATCAAAGATAAAACTTGACGGGAAGTTTTGTTGTAAAACCTCCCCTGCTTGCTGACATTGGAAGATAGGGAATTGGAATTTTTTCAAAGGACTTCTTCCACCATATGCATAAATTTCTGCTTCTCCATAGTCGATTTTCGTTGCTTGGCTGTTGCTTGGTAGTACTACAGGCAGCATTAAGTTTGGAAATGCCAGAGTGCCAAAAATGTTAAATGACGTTGCACAATCAAATAAAACTTCAATATTGTACGTGTCTGATCCAAGGTCAGCGTACGCAGGGTTTCCTTCCATTGAACACCACGCTTGCATCCCTTGCTGCTGAAGAGTAACGTTATTTCCATTGTATAACGCTCTACTCTGTGCTCTTGCAATCGGATACCAACATTCTTGCGGTGCTATATATGTATTTACTCCGCTGTGTTCACTAACGAAGTTTTCGAACTGTTTTTTGATGACTTTGCTAAGCACTGCCACTGATCTTGCTAAAACGGAAAACACTGTTTGAGAAGAAAAGACGCTTGTGTCATTTGGTCCGACATCCTCGCAATTATATTTTGCTTTTGCAAGGTCGCTTTCGATGTTATAAATCGTTTCGTCAGCCATCATAAAGATCATGCTGTCCCATTCATCAGCGTTTCCGCAGTAAACCCATTCTTTTGCGTCTTCATTGTATGTAACGTCGCCCTCTGTAATGCTTACTGCTGGCAACTTAATACGTGCACCTACCGGAAGTGCTTTTGTATAGTTTTTGTCTATGATGTTCTGCATCTGCTCTGCTGTAAAGCGTGTAAGCGGTTCTGCAGATGAGTCAGGTGCTGAAAGCATATTATTCAAAAGGTAGTTCGGTTTATCGTGTACGGTATGTAGCAAACCATCTTTTAAATCGTGACTTGTACCACCAACGTTTATTTTTGATATAGCCATTTTTAGTTCCTCCGTAAATGTTTCACGTGAAACATTTTAAGAATGCGGCGAAGTATGTTTTACCATACTCCGCCTTGTCTTTTTATGATACCGTGACATTACCTGCCGTGCCTGTAAAAGCAGGTGCTGCTGCAAGCTCTGCGCTTGCTCCGGTCATAAACGTTTTTGCGTTTCCAAGTGTCGGAGCTGATCCTGCTGTGATGATGAGCTCTTCACCTGAAACTGTAAAGGAAGCAGGTGTTCCTACATTGCTCACGGGCTGGATAGTGTCCGTACTCGGTGTAACTGTAACATTCGGCTTACTCACGCTACCTGTCGGAGTGAAACTGCCGGTTGCGCTGTTCTTGAAAGCAAGAGATCCAAGACCGGAAAGATCGCCAAACTCTTGCCAAACGCTGCCGTTGAAAATGAATTCTTTTCTGTTGTAATTTGCTATGTTACCTTTCTTTGCTGTAACACTTTCACCATTGACGGTGATAGGGTTGGTGTTTGCACCATCTGTCAGTTCAGTAGTGGTCACACCAAGATAGTCAGTATAATTTTCAAGTGCTTCGATGCGTGATCGTGCTTCTGCGTCCTTGACATTGTACTCAGTACCGCCTACCGTAATTTTACTTAAATCTGCCATAGTATTTTCCTCCTATCAGGTAAAAATTAGGTTTTCGTTTTGCACTACCGCTTCAACTGCAACTTGTACTTTTTTGTACTCTACTTCAGATACATCATCAACCGTCATGTTTTCAACCTGCTGGTTACGCGCTGTTACTGTAAATCGTGCGAAAGAGTGCCGTGCTCTTACGTCCTGTGCTTCTCCGTAGCACTCTACTGACATAAGCAGTGCGTCTTCTTGTGTCGGAGGAAAAACTCCACGGGTGATCTCTGTGATGCTTGTGTATGGAAGCGTATAAACAGTATCAACTGATTGCGGCATCAAGTCATATGTGAAATCAATAGCTGCGCCTGTTTTGTTGTATACGATAAGTTTTACAAGATGCTCATTTCCACGGAAAGCTTGGTAAAGCATTTCTGCAAATTGCAGCTGCGTTATACTTTCTGTGAGTTCTATGGATGCCATTGTCTGCGGTGCTGGTGTAGCTCCGCCGCTTCCTATAAGCTCCGCTACCGTGGTTTCCTGTACCTGTCCGGCGTTCCATGCTCCTTCTGCATGATCTGTTGTGAAGATATAAAGTTTATCCTCATATATGACAACGTCGTCAGTTTCGTATGCCAGTGCTGTACTAAATTCACCGGCGATCATGTCGGCAACTTTCTTGATTGCCTGTGTGATGCCCAAATCGGAAAGCGATTTGTTGCCTACAAGCGTTGTGCCATTGATCTGCGGCAGGTTGCTAAGGTCCGGATAATTGCTCGTACCGCCTCCGCCGCTGCCGTTTTCTGCGATATATTTAAGATATTCTTCTACACGGGTTAAAGGCTCGGGAAGATTACTGGCGTCCCCGAGTGCTGCCGCTTTTAAAAATACCTCTTCTCTTGATAATGTTTCGTTTGGAAGTGCCATTTTTACCACCTCGTTAAGTATTCAACTTGAATTGTCAGATACATTCTTCTTATGTTGTCATCTTCCGGATCATCCATACGCTGCGCCCAAGGAGTGCCTTTCGTTATGTATAAGCGTCCGCCGTTTATCTCTGCTGTGATTGGGTATGCTTCTTCGATTGCTTTTGAGATTTCATCTGTTTTTTGTGTAATCTCTTTCCAAGATTTGGATTTATACCAAAGACTGGCATTCATTACAACCGGTCTGTCGAAGCTATCCATATATACAGAATAGGTGATACGTGGAAAAACATCCCGTTTATCGTCCGGTATCGTGTACTGGTCAAAAGCCGGTATACCAAAGCTATTCCAAAAACTATCTATTGCTTGTGCTTTATCCTGTGCTTTATCTATCATACTACTTCCCATTCCTCTGCTGTTACTTGCCGCATATTGAGTGCCGCTCCTTTTGGCGTTGCATTATCGTCTCCGTCTGATGTGATCCGAAAAATCTTTCCGTCTGTCTCACGACGTAAAACATCATGATATTGGAGATTGATGTTTTTACGGGTTGTGATCGTATAGATCGCTTTTGTCCCGTTTGCTTCTGCGATTTTGTTTTCGTTGTCACTATTATGCACAATCGCTGCTTGTATAGGCGCACCATCTTTCCACTCTGTCGTGTATCCGCCGTATCCGTCGGCTGTTGTGACCTTGTCCAGAATTGTGCAATTGACCATGTTTTCACTCAGTAAGCTCATATCTTTCTCCAAATATTCAATCTTTTACTGTAAACAGAAAATGCTGTTGGCGCTGCGCTGCTGTCTCCGCTTGAACTTCCTCCGCCTGCTTTGCTGTATGAATAGCCACCAAAACTTTCAGACTGAAACGGTGACATCATTTCGCTATCGGCCCCACCGTTCTTTGCTTCCCACTCTTTCATTTCTTCTATGATAGCAAGAAAAGCCGCCGGTATAGCAAGCGTCCAAATAGCACCGTCAAACTCTTCATCTTGTGGTGTATCCTCTCCGTAATATTTCCATATACCGTCGGAAAAGATAGATCCTATGATGCGGTAGTACTGGTTCTGTTTTATGTCAACCGGTTTATTATTACAATATAAAGCTCCGCCTTCTATCGTAATCTTGCCGATGTTCTGACTATGACAAAACCAGTTTTTTAAGTTGTTACATACTTCCGTCAGCATCTGTTGCATCTTCTGCCACCTTCTTTTTTCTGCTCCTTGATTTCTTGCCTTTATTCTCAGAAGGGGCAGGCTCTGTGTCCTGCCCCTTTACTGGTATATAGCCTGCTTCAAGGAACATCTGTTCGTTTGCCTCGTCAGTGATAACGAGCGCATGCGTTTTCTGATGTCTTAAAGCTATCATTGTCATGCTGTCCTTTCGTCGGAAACAACTGCTGCAAGGTTCTTGTCGATCAGTTTTACGCCGCACAGCATATCGATGGAAACGGTGTCCGTCTTGCTGTTCTGATCGTAACCGTAAACTACACGAAGGCCGAAACCGTCGTAGTTAACGATTGCGCTCTGAGATGCGCCAAGAGGCAGCTCAAGAGGACGGGTAACAAGTGCGATTGCGTTCTTATGGAAAGCAATTGCAGGAGTGTAGGTAACTGCATCGTCACCAGTTCCAACTGTCTTCTCTGCAATGTTCTGATCAACGTAGAAATCCATACCGAACTTTCTACCAAGGGAAGCTTCACGAAGAGCTGTGCCTTCGTCGCCTACTCTCTCAGCGGAAACGAACAGATCAGTCTTCAGCAGGTCAGCCTCAATCTGGCTACCATATACGAAGTGGCGATCTGTCAGCGGTGCTGCTGCGTCGGTCAGGTACTTGCGGGCGTCAATAACGACATCCTGCATAGCCTGTGTACCGTCGAAATGAACACGGTTGGTTATGCCCTCTTCCAGTCCGATAATGTACTTATCGATCTTGTCAGCGAAAGCCTGCATAGCAGGAACAAGTAACTGTTCGCTGAAGTCTGCAATGTCAAGTGTCATCTCTTTGGAAGTAACTGCGAAAGATACATCCAGGTGCTTATCCATTTTTACCGGTACACCGGACTCGGTAGCATCCTGTACAACGATGTTGCCGCTGAACTCTTTTGCTTCAAAAGATGCGGGCTTTCTGATTGTGATTGTGTCACCTACGCCGGCGACGAACTCATCGGAATAGTCACGGTGAACCAGTTTGGAAAGTACTGCGTTGTTTCTCAGTACCATAAGTGCCTCGCGGGCAATGATCTGGGGTGTTAAGATTGTGTTTGGCATAATATTCATCCTTTCTGTTTTTTGCGTTCTGCTATGTAAGCAGCCATGTCAAGTTTACCAAGGTCAACCGATCCAGCTGATGCCGGAGGTGTGCTTGTCTTTGCGCCGGTTTCACTGGTCTTGTCAATGTGATCGGACCAATCGGCTTCCAGATTTTTCTTCAACTCCGCGAGCTCTTTTATTTCTCCCTTATCGTCAAGCTCGATCTTGTCAATATCGGAATACTTTAAAATCTTCTCGTAGTGTCTCTCCGGAATATTCAAATCCTTCAAAACGGCTTTCACTTTATCAGACTTCTTAGTCCTCAGGTCTCTTGCCTCAACGTCTGCCTTATACTTATCGTATTCGGCTTTCAGTTCCGTGTAGCGTGTGTCGTCCTTTGTGCTTTCTTTCAGCTCGTCAAGTTCCTTTTGTACTGTGTCAAGCTGTTCAGCCTTCGGTTTAAACTGATCACGCTCTTTGGTAACGGTATCGATCTGGTCTTTCAGTGCTGTGACTGTTTCGGAATGCTCTCCAATGATCTTTTCGATCTGTTCGGGTTCAATTCCTAAGTCCTTTAAAAATCTCCTTGTAAGTGCCATTTTGTAGTTCCTCCTTTTCTTTGCTCCGGTGCTTCGTTGCCAGAGGTGGTTTTTTATTGTCGTTTACATAATAACATAAAAAAAGCAAAAATGCAACCTTCCATTGAAAAAATTTTAATCGAACAAATATTCGAAAAAGTTAAAAACAAAGTTAAAAGTTAAAAAATAGAGTATTTTTCTATTAAATCCCTATATATATATATATATAGGAAATTAACAAGAAAA